CGTGCGCATCGAGCGACGGCCCACAATTCCGATGCTGGCTCGGGCTCCCGGAGACGCGATGACTGACGATCGCGTACCGCCGATCAAGCACTCAGGTCTGGCCATCGCCGAAGCATTCGAGGCCTACCAGCGGCTGAACGCCCTACCGGACGACGCGACCGAAGCGGCCCAAGCTGCCGCGTGGGATGAGCTACGCGCCGCGCTCGATGTCCTCTCGGCGCGCTGGTGGGAGTACCGGGCGGAGTCCTCATGAGCGCGCGGGTGTTCGGTACGCTGGCGCGACATGGGACACGAGCAGCTCCGGCTTCCCGAGATGCTGACCGCCGGGATGATCCGCACCGCGCCGCCGCCCATCGACCGCACCGGCGGCGCCCGCCCGATCATCGCCGCGTTGCGGGCCCAGGGCCTCGGCTGGCACGCCACCGCCCGCCGGCTCAACGACGCCCGCGTGCCGACCCCGAGCGGACGCGGCATCTGGCGCTCGGAAACCGCGATGCGTCACGCCCACCCCGACGCCCACGCCGCCTACATGCGGGCCTGGCGCGCCGGGGTCCGACGGCGCTAACCGAACCGGGCGGCGGCCGTGCCCGGCTCTGACGACCCCGCCGCCTGGCTGACGCTGGCGCTCGTGGTCATCGCCGTCGCCGTCACGGCGTCCGAGCTGGTCCGCTACCGCCGCAAGGGCGGCCGCCGCGATGAGTGACGCAATCGGACCGCCGTCCGATTCCGCCGCCGTGGTCGCCGAGGAGCTGGCCGCCTGGCAGGCGTACCGCGGGCGCACGGGTCACCCCGCCCGCGCCCGCTGGGCCGCGGCGCTGGACGCCGTGCAATCCGACCCCGACGCCCACGCCCTGTGGCTGGAGCGAATGTGGCGGCTGGCCGATGGCTGACGACGACGTGGCCCGCCTGGTCGAGCTGGTCTACGCCGCCGGCTACTCCGACGGGTGGGCCGACGCCGCCGATGCGGTGCACGTGTCCGTCCCATCACGCGGGTCTGGGCCGCCGGTGCTGGACGCCGACCAGGTCGACCGGTGGCTGGACGCCTACCGCCTACTCGGGTCGCTGACGGTGGGCCATGGCTGACCGCTTGCCGCGGTGGCAATGGGACGTCGCCGACGTGGCCGGCGAGATCGCGGAGGACGGCGCCGGGTTCCGCTACCGCACGGTGATCCTGTCGGTCCCGCGCCGGGCCGGCAAGACGACGCGGCCGACCACGACGCCTGGCACCGCGACGACCCGTTCCACGAGGAAGTGGCGGAGTACTCCAGTGCTCCAGACCCGTGGCGGAGTACTCCACCGTCGATTCTCGGCGCCGGAGCGAGCGTGCCGTGGGCGTTGGCTCCGCCAGTGAGCGCCCCCGCCTACCGGGAGCCCGCCTACCTGGCGGCGCTGGCCGTGCTCGCCGCCGAGCGCCTGGCCTGTGCGTGGTGCGGGGCGCCGGCCACCACGCCCGACCACGTGCCGGCGCTCGCCGATCACCGCCATGTCGCCGGGTCGGGGTGCTGTCGCCTCGCCCCGTGCTGTCGGCGCTGCCAGTCGGCGCGCGGCGCGGTGGTCGGCAACCGTCGGCGCCGCGCCGCGTCGCGGTCGCGACTCGCGCCCGGGTCCGGCGCTCTTGGATCGCGCGACGACGTTGGACGCCGCCGGCCTCCGGGTTCTCTCTCCCGTCCGCCCCGGGTCCCGCCGCGTAACAACGGTTTGCGATCGCAACGGCCCGATGGGCGCCGATGACCGCCCAGCCACGACTGCCGGGGATGCCCAAACCGGAGGCCCGCGGCGTCGCCCGGGTGCGGCGCGCCGTGGACGCCCAGCTCGCCGCCCAGCGGGCGATGGGCCAGATCGAACCGGTCGACATCGGCATGATCGGCCTGGCCCGCACGCTGGCCGAGGCGATCGACGCCGAGGTGACCGACCCCGACGGCAACCGCTACACGGTCGCCACGTTGGCCGGCCGGTTGCTGCCGGTGCTGCTGGAGCTGCGCGGGGAACGCCGTGACGCCGCTAGCGACGTCGGCTACGACGAGGAGCTGGCCCGCCTCGCGGGCGAGATTCGCGACGCCGCGCGATCCCGCGCGCCCAACGACGTCACCGACGGCGCTGGGCCACCTGTCCCGCCTCCGTAGGCGCGCGCCGTTCCCGTGGCAATGGGACGTCGCCGACGTGGCCGGCGAGATCGCGGACGACGGCGCCGGGTTCCGCTACCGCACGGTGATCCTGTCGGTCCCCCGCCGGGCCGGCAAGACGACGCTCGTACTGGCCGTGAACCTGGACCACCTGGACATCACCGCCGATGCCCGCTGTTGGTACACCGCCAACCGCCGCGAGACCGCCGCCAAGCTCTTCCGCGACGAGTGGGTGCCGATGATCGACCCGCTGTCACGCCTCTACCGGCTGCGCAAGTCGCAAGGCTCCGAAGGGATCCACAAGCGCCGCGGGTCGTCCCGCCTGCAGCTCTTCGCCCCCAACGCCGACGCCCTGCACTCCACGAACGCCGACACCGTCACCGTGGACGAGGCCTGGGCGTTCGACATCGTGCAGGGCGAAGCGGTCGAAGCGGGGATCACCCCGGCGCAGCTGACCCGGCCGTGGCGCCAGACATGGATCGTGTCGGCCGGTGGCACCGTCGAGTCGACCTGGTGGGACCGCTGGCTGACCGCCGGCGCGCTCGGCCTGCCCGGCGTCGCGATGTTCGACTACGGCGCCGACCCGGCCGACCCGGCCTACGACCCCGGCAACCCCGACGTGTGGGCGGCGGCCCATCCGACGGCCGGGATCGCCTTCCCGATGGCCGTGCTGGAGCATGAGTGGGCGGTGCGCCGCGACGACGCCGCGTTTGAGCGGGCGTATCTCAACGTGTGGCCCCGCCCGTCCGAGGTGCTCGCCGCGGCCGGGCTCGATCTCGACGCCTGGCGCGCGGCGGCCCACCCGCGCGCCGCCCTGGCGCGCGTCGCCGCCCTGGCGTTCGACGTCGCCGGGGACCGCTCCAGCGCGGCGATCGCGGCGGCCGGGCCCGACGCCGCCGGCCGGCTCGTGGTGGAGGTGCTCGACCACCGCGCCGGGGTCGGCTGGCTGGCCGGCGCCGTGCGGGCGTTGCGCAAGACCCACCGCGGCGCCCGCCTGGTCGCCGACTCACTGGTCACGGCCGGGGTGGTCGCCGAGCTGAACCGGGTCGGGTTGTCGGTGACGCCGATCGGCGCCGGGGACCACGCCCGGGCCTGCGGGGCGTTCGTCGACCGCCTCGCCGCGGGCACGCTGTCACACCGCGCCCAAGCGGTGCTCGACGACGCCGTGATCGGCGCCGCCCGCCGCCCGCTCGGCGATGCCTGGCTCTGGTCGCGGACCCGTTCCGACGTCGACATCTCGCCGCTGGTGGCTGTCACGTTGGCGGCCTGGGCCGCCGACACCCAAGCACCGCGGGGCCGCGGCGCCGTTGTGACGGCCCCTGGAGGCCCGCAAACCGGCCGCCCGGTATCTCAAGGCCCGCGACGCCCGTACGGCCCGCAGAACGTTGTACAGCGGCCAATCCGTTGACGTGTGGGTCGGTGTCACGCCTGACTGGGTGGTCATGGCCACCCGTTCCACCGCCTCCGACCCCGGCGCCGCCGTCGATCACGGCGCCGCCCACGCCCGCGGCGACATCGACCTGACCGAGTTGAACGCCCGCGCCGCGGCTGCCGCGGTGGCCGCCGTCAACGCCGCCGCCGCCGGGCAGGGCGACGGCTCCGGCGGGCTGAAGGACGTCACCACGACCGACGCCGGCTGACGCGTGTCCCGGTTCCTCGACCGCCTCGCCGACGTACTGGCGTTCGAACCGCGCCCCGAACACACGATCGAGGCCGCTGCAGGGACGGTGAGTCTGGCGCGCGGCACGGTGACGTCGTCGGGAATGCCGCCGTGGGGGTTCGGGCCGCCGCTCGCCCCGTTCGACGTCGAAGCGGTCGCCGGGTGGATCATGACTCGCGAAGCGGCGATGTCACTGCCGACGATCTCGCGTTGTCGTGATCTCATCTGCGGCGCCATCTGCCAGCTGCCGATCACGTTGTGGACGATCGACACCACGACGGTGCCGGCCATCGAGGCGATGACGCCGCCGCCCGGCTGGGCGATGCGTCCCGACCCCGACCGCACCCGCGCCTGGCTGTTGGCGTGGACCGTCGACGACCTGTTTTTCGAAGGGGTCGCCTACTGGCGGGTCACGTCGCGTCTCGCCGCCACGTCGGGGTCGTGGCCGGCGACGTTCCGACGGATCCCGCCGGGCGGGCTCGACGTCCGCGACGACCACGTCATGGTCACCGACCCCGACTACGACGACGGGCGCCCGGTGCGCGTCGAGCTGCGCGACATCATCGAGTTTCTGTCGCCGATCGAAGGGGTGCTCGTGAACGGCGGCCGCTCGATCTCGATCGCCCTGCAGCTCGACGGCGCGGCGGACCGCTTCGCGTCGGCCGAGGTGCCGGCCGGGGTGCTCGAAGAACAGGAAGGCTCCGAGGACCTGTCCTCCGACGAGCTGGCCCAGCTGGCCGCCGACTTCGCCCAGTCCCGCCGCTACAACACGACGGCGGCCACGAACAAGTACGTGCGCTATCGGGAGATCCCCTACGACGCCTCCCAGATGCAACTGGTGGAGGGACGCACCTACCAGGCGCTGGAGCTGGCCCGCCTCGGCAACACCCCGCCGTATCTGGTCGGGGCGCCGGCCGGCACCGGGATGACCTACCAGAACGGTCAACAGGCCCGCCAGGACCTCGTCGATTTCGGGGCGTCGCCCTTCATCGTGTGCATCGAACAGACCTTGTCGGGGCCGAACGTCACCCCGCGCGGCCAGGCCGTCCGGCTCGATCTCAACGTGTGGCTGCGCAACCCGTTCACGACGCCGACCAACAGCGCCGAGTCCCCCAACGATCTGCAGGTCGTCGACGAGACCACCCAGCCCCCCGCGCCGCCGACGTCGGTGCCGACATGATCACCGCCGCCGCGCCGCCGTTGCTGCAAGCGACGTTCGTCGGGCGGGCGATCACCGCCACCGCGCCGTCGGGGGCCCGCACGATCGGCGGGGTCGCCGTGCCCTACGACGTCATGGGCACCGTCGCCGACGGCCGCCAAGTGGTGTTCGAACGGGGCTCGATCGACGCCACCGCGCGCCCGGTGCTGTTGCGTGACCACGACCGGGCCCGCCCCATCGGACGCGTCGTCGACGCCGCCGACTTGGGTGATCGCATCGACGCCACGGCGCGCATCACGCCGGGCACCGCGGCCGGTGACGACGTCATGGTGTTGGCCGCCGACGGGGTGCCGCTCATGTTCTCGGTCGGCGCCGTCCCGCTCGACGCCGACTACGACGCCGACGGCGTGCTCCACGTCCACGCCGCCGACTGGCAGGAACTGTCTGTGCTCACGTTCGGCGCGTTCGGCGGGGCCACCGTCGACCGTGTCGCCGCCACCCAACCCGGAGGGACCATGCCACCTGACGTACTCGACCTTGAGGCCGTGACACCTGAGGACCCCGACGCACCCGCCGTGCCGGACCCCGACGTCCCGGATCCTGACGCCGAGCCGAACGACGACATCGAACCGGACCAACCGGCCGACGGTGCCGCCGCGGTGCCGGTGCTGGCCGGCGCCGGCCGCGCGTCCCTGCCCGGCGCGCGCCGGGGCCGGCCGGCCCGCCACCCGTACGCCGCGGTCGATCTCGCCCACGTCGCCCGCCTGATCGCCGCCGCGTCGCAGGACCCGACCCGCTTCGGGCCGACGCTGACGCGGGTGATGACGTCGCCCGGCGCCCGTACCGGGGCGATCGAAGCGGCGCTCGCCGACGTCACGTTGGTCGGTACGAACAACGTCGGCCCCGCCTTCCGTCCGACGTACCAGGCCGAGCTGGTCGAGATCGTGTCGCACGGTTCCCCGGCCGTCGACATGCTGCGTCAACAGGACCTGCAGCGCGGCGACTATCCCAACGTCACGTTCAATGCCTGGACCAAGCGGCCCATCGTGGCCGTCCAGACCGCCGAGAAACAGCCGATCAACTCGGTCGCCGTGGCCATCGGACCGACATCGGTGCCAGTGTCAACATTTGCGACCGGCAACGATATTTCGCAGCAGCTGTTGGATTTCGGGTCCCCGTCGTTCGTGGAGGACTACATCCGCGCCGCCGGGGTCGACTACGCCGAAAAGATCAACCTCTACGTCAC